TCTTTTGCAATATCAAAATATTCGCTAGGATCTAAAGTGGGCGATCCTTTTCTAACAAATTTATCATCACCATCATCCATCACAATGCTAGTGCCGCCCAATCTAGAATAATATCCTGTGAAAGTATTTTTTTGTGCGCCTCTTTTGTCTAGAGGGCCGGGAGTGCTGATGCCAAATACTTTGCTGGGTATTTCCCTTCTGGCTGAACTAGTGGTAAGACCTCTAGTTTCATCTTCCAATAAACCTTGCTGTGTCAGTGTGTCTTTGAACAGTCTATTGATTGGTTTATTAAATTTTGATGGATCATTGTTTTTTAAATTCGATAAGAGTTTTTTGTTGTATTCTCCTACTGGTAGTTTTTTTCCACGCAGCTCGTCAAATTCACTCACTTCATTGCCTTCTGCATCTAATATTTGATCAGTGATGTCGGTGAAAGTTGTGCAGGGTCGACCATCTGGCAGCATAAAATTTGTTTGTTCAGTCTGCACGCACCCTATCCAATAACCTTGGTTGATGTTGCCTTCCACAAACATAACCAACACTTTGTTGCCTACATCTGGAGGCACAAACCACATGCCATAGGTTTGTTGGCTGTTTTCATATTTGTGATTTTTGCTTACGCCGTCATAATTAGTGATGCCAAAAAAAGGATTCAAATATTTAACCACCACAGTTTCCGTTTCTTCGTTTGTGGCTTCTTCAGCATTGCTGGGCAACTGAGATTTTATCAACCTCACTTCTAATGCTCCTTGATATTTCACATCCAATACATTTACAACCACTGCTAAAAAAGGTCCAGAATTCTTTACATTTTGTGCTTGACTGCCTTCTCTCTTTTCATATCCACGATACATAATACTATCTTATCCTCTTTGTTATCCTTGGACTTACGTCATTACCAAGCACATTTTTCAATCCATCATCCACTTCACTAAAATTAGGAGGCGGCTCTACGTCTTTAGTTCCATATATTGTTTGACTTTTTTTGGCATCACTTTTTTTCTTTACTTCTTGATTTATTACTCTAACGCAATCCAAAGTGGTTTTAAACATTCCACCTTGCCATGTGTTCATCATTCTTGTCACTCTGTACACACCGCTAAATTGTGGCACAAGAGTATAATTTTCGCCTTTAGTTTTTTGATCTCTAAAAATTGCTTCACCTGTGCTTTCATCTATGTCCAATGGTGTTCTAAAATTTATCACAATCACAGGCGGTTTCAACATAGATCTCACTGTGCCTGTGCGAGTTTTTACATCATTTGTGGGTGCGCTTGCAGGAGCAAAATAATTGCCTACTCCGTTGTCACCCACCCAATAGGGATCACCTAATATTGTTAAATTCACATTGAGAAGATCCGCACTAGAGTGCATCAGTGCATCCTGTAGCTCCATACTAATGCGCTGAGCATCTGTAAGATTGTTCACTCCCTCTGTTATCCCCATAATTGGACGTCTCATCACAGTGCCTGGTGTAACACTGCCTGCGATACTTTGATCATTGCTGTTAGTTGTACCGTCATTTTTATTTTGTTTGGCTGTGGCGCTAGAATCGGAATTTTCTTTTTCAACATCTCCACTTAACCTCTTACCTTTAACCCCATCACTGGGTATGGTTGCAAAATAACTGAATTTGAAATCAATAGCAAAATCTATCACGTCTAAATTTTTTCCTGTGTACAAATAGTCATATTCTTTATTAACGTTGTCTTGTAAAAATTTTTCAGGCACAATTGGTGCATCATTAGGTTTAGCAAATATACTGGCCATAACCCTGTAGGGCAGCACATTGTACACATATAAATTAGGATATCTTCCATATTCTGCAAATATTTTTTCATCCGGTATAATGAACACTTGTGTAAAAATTGTGAACCATTGTATTGTGCCTAGGTCTGACTTATCTTCCAGGATTTTAAGTGCTTCAACACCACACTCTGAATATTGTATCACTGTGGAGATAATGTTTTCTATACTGGAACCTTGCGGAAAAGTTAATCTACTACTCCTTAAATCTCTAAAGTCTTGATCAGTTTTTCTAATTTTTTTATTTTCATCATTAGTAAAAAATTGCTCTGCTACTTGACCTACCTGATCTTTAGTTAGATTAAGTTTGAATTTTCCTATGGGATTCACTGTCTCTAGTTTTTGTTTGTATTGAAATGAATTAGAAGCGGATCTAACTTCGGCACCAGTGGCCAACAATTCACTTCTTAGTTTGTCTACATCTACGCTGCCAGTATTTTTGTTTGATTTTTCTAAATCCCGCCTATTCTTTGCTGCCAAAGCTGTTGCCTCAGGAAAATTTATAACAAAATCATCCAATTGGATTTGGTTTTTTTCTTTTTCCTCCGCAGCCTCTCTTGATTTCTTTTGTTCCGCCGTTTCTTTTTTGGAGATATTGCCTGCTGGTTTAATTTTTTGTTCTTTCTTTTTCTTGTTTAAAACTTCCTGCAATGATTTGGCATTGCCCTGCAGCATTTCAACCACTGTGGTGCCTTGCAGTGTGATTTCTGTGTTGATTTGTTGTGCACTTCTGTTGAGCGCTTGGTGATTGAAAGGAATAGCCTCCACCGCATACATACTGCCACCCTGTGACACTGAAAACTCCACATTTACTATTTTACAAATTAGATTACTGTCGGGCAAGTTGTCTGACGGCATTATTTTACCTTCACTGTCATAGCCTTTGTATTTCACGTGCAATAGATAGGGGGCCTGGGTGTAATTTTTGTGTTTCAACACTTTGGCACTCTGTCGTAAGGTTTCCAAAAAACCTCCTAGACTGTAGGGTTCATACACTTTGAAATTCAATTTAATCACTGTGGCATTTTTGCTTTTGGGTGATCCTGCTGGGATTGATTCTAGTTCTAAATCTTGAATAAAAAATTCTCTTTTATTGTTGTTCCTATCTAAAGTGGGCACTTTGAAAGCATCTGCACTGCCACCACTTCTGGCAATCAACTGCAAACCATTTTTTTTCCCAACTATTCTTGCTGGACGATTGTTTTCTTCAACACTGAGAGCATACAAGGACACAATGGTGTTAAAAGATGAAAACTTGTGTAATACATTTGGCTCCACATTTCTAAATTTTGTGTAGGTCAATCGACCCTTGTCCTGCGGATTAGCTATTTTCTTGCCCAGCCTGCTGGTGTCCACAGGCACCACTGATCTAGCCTGCAAGGCATCAGGTATGCCACCTATGTCAGGATTGATGCCACCCTGCACTGTGATAGCAGTGTCTAATTTAAGATTTTTTGCAGTGTTGCCGAACTCGCCCAACGGATCAGTGCCGAATCCAGGATTGTCTGTGCCAAATTTGCCAAATTCACCCAAAGGGTCGTTCACGTCATAACTGAGTGCTTTTTCGGTGGCCTTATCTTTGAAATATCTTGTTAGGTCAGGCATTTTACAATCCTAAGTATTCACGCATCAATGGTCCTTGTGGCACATATATCTGTAGTCCTGCCACAAAATCATAGATAGGATCCTTAAGACTGTCAGGATTACGCTGAGCAAAAATCCACCACAATTTGCTGTTACCGTAGATGTCATATGCCAGCAGATCTGGTCTATGAGTGTATTGCATTTCAATGGTGTACACCACATCATCACCGGTGGCTGGTATTGGACGTATGTTTAAAATGTCTAAATATTGATCGTCCACCAGATTGGTATCACTGAATGGACTATTGTTGTTGTAGGTCACCATTAGATAAATCCTCCACTGCCCTCTATGTATCTGCCATTGATGAAATCATTGAGGTTGAATTGAGACACATCTGATCTTGCGTACTGCACAAGCAACTGCACTGTGATTTGACTTAATGATGGTGCCCAGCCAACTGCAGGTGCATTTATTTTTTTATTTTCATAATCTTCTAGATTGCTGCGATCATCACCAATTGTACAACTAATATAGTCACAATCTTTTGGCAAATCAAACTGCACATTGTTAATAATTACTGGGACATTTTTAAACACAAAATCTCCATATCCATTCAGTTTCAGCACAGGTGGCGGAGCCCCCGCATCAGGAGTGTTGGCTCCATAACGCATTTTGCTGGCAGCTCTAAGAAAGTGCACAGCAGCCACCCAGTATGCAGCATCTGCACTGTTCTGCACATACATGTCTGCATTGATCTGAATCAGTTGGATTGAAGAGTAATTGTAGGCATTGAAAGGATAATTGGTATGCACAGCGTTCTGTATTGCGTAATTTGCTTCAAACTGCATGTTCACCGTGGGCGTGTAAGGAAATATCAAATTGTTGTCAGTCAATGCCAAAGGAGCCAATGGCCCAGACAATGGCATAAAAATACTAGGCACACTCAATCTCACCCGCCAATCTTTTTCACCAGGCGCAGACACCGAAGCTGTGCTCAGTGTTTTTCTAGCACCCAAACCATCTTTGATACCCATCACATTCAGGCTGCGCATGCCGGGTATAAATTGGCTAGCTTTGGCAAAAGCTGTTTTTGCCGCAGCGGCACCGGTGTTTAATAGGTTGCCCACATAGGTGGACCCTGAAAGACTGCTGTTGACCACGCTGCCAATTAAGTTGTTAGGAAGAGCCATAATTTTAAAGTATTTATTGACAAAATTAAGTACTCAGTTTATACTGCAGCATAATTACTAAGAATTATAAATGAAAAAAGTCAACTATCTCAATAACAAAGATCTGCTGGAAGAGATACACAAGTCCAAAAACAGCTATTGCACCTACATCAAGGATGAGCATCACCGCTATGATGCCATTGTGAGCAGTCTTGAAAAAATTAATGTGAGAACCATAGCAGAAGCCAAACGTGCACATGCTAAAAGATTGACTCAGGAAGAATATGAAAAAAGAAAAACTATTGATCCCAAGACCAAACTGAGTGAATGTGAAATAGACTACAGAAAAATCAAAAAGAATGAAATAGTGTTTAGAGTGATGACTTATGAACACATACCCAACGAGCCCGGACGCAAGCGTGTGCCTAAAAATGCAGCAGATGCAAAAGTCAAAATTAATTTTCCACCATTTCAACATTGGAAGTTTGATGACAAAGACAATCTAGTGTGCGTGGGTAAAAGTCATTGGGAGGGTGGCATACACAATGGCAAATTCAACAAAGATGTGGGTAAGCCCACTTCCAAACTGGCAATGATGTGGATGAAATTATGTGAGCGATATGCCACCAGAGGCAATGTGCGAGGCTATACCTACAACGATGAAATGCAGGGACAAGCCATACTGCAATTGGCGCAGATTGGATTACAGTTTGACGAAAGCAAGTCCAATAATCCTTTTGCCTACTACACAGCCGCAGTAACAAATTCTTTTGTGAGAATCATTAATATAGAAAAGCGTAATCAGAATATTAGAGATGATATATTGGAAATGAACGACATGATGCCCAGCAGCACACGTCAAAACAAAGATGCCTATAACCAATCTTTGGACAAACAGTTTAAAAAGAAATCTTAACACCTTGACTTTAAACGTGTTTGTGTGTAAAATAAAAGTTTGGAATCAATAAAAATGTTCAAGAAAATAGCGGCTTTTACAGACATACACTTCGGAATGAAGAGCAACAGTCACATTCATAATGAAGATTGTGTAGAATTCGTGGATTGGTACATAGAGCAGGCCAAGATCAATCAGTGTGAAACTGGAATATTCTGCGGAGATTGGCATCACAACAGGAACAGTCTCAATCTGGTTACTATGGATACCAGTATCAAATGTTTGGAAAAACTTGGCAAGTCATTTGAAAAATTTTATTTTTTTCCAGGCAATCACGATCTGTATTACAAAGACAAAAGAGATGTACACAGTGTAGAATTTGCAAGATTTATTCCAGGAATCACAGTGTTGACTGAACCTACCACCATAGATGATGTGACCATGGTGCCTTGGTTGGTGGGGGAAGAATACAAACAAATTAAAAAAATAAAAAGCAAATATATTTTTGGACATTTTGAACTGCCGCATTTTCTTATGAATGCTATGATTGAAATGCCAGACACAGGATTGATAAGATCTCATGACTTTGTTCACCAAGAATATGTTTTTACTGGACACTTCCACAAACGTCAAACAGCAAACAACATTCATTACATTGGAAATCCTATGCCGCACAATTATGCAGACGTGGATGATGATCAACGTGGCATGATGATTTTAGAACATGGTGGCACCCCAAAATATATGAATTGGCCCAATTGTCCTAGATACAGCAAAATGAGGCTGAGTGAGCTGCTGGACAACGCAAAAAATCTTATTAAACCAAAAGCTCACATACAAGTCACATTGGACATAGAAATCAGCTATGAAGAAGCCAGTTTTATCAAGGAAACTTTCATGAAAGATTATGCTTGCAGAGAAATTGTATTGATTCCTGGCAAAAAAGAAGAAGATCACACCAGCACTGTGGACATCACAAGATTTGACTCTGTGGATGACATAGTTACCAAAGAAATACATGCATTGGATTCTGGCAGCTATGATAAAAATAAACTATTGGAAATCTACAAAGATCTGCAATGATAAAACTAAAAAGTTTAACTGTTAAAAATTTCATGAGTGTGGGCAATCAGACCCAAGGCGTGCATTTTGACAATCAAAGACTCACTCTGGTATTGGGGGAAAATTTGGATCAAGGTGGAGATGATGCAGGATCACGTAATGGCACTGGCAAAACCACGCTGATAAACGCTATAAGCTATGGTCTTTTTGGTGAAGCGTTGACCAAAATAAGACGTGAAAATCTAGTGAACAAGATCAACAACAAAAACATGTTGGTCACACTGTCATTTGAAAAAGATGGAATAAAATATAGAATTGAAAGGGGCAGGCGTCCTGGAGTGCTGAGATATTTTATCAATGATTCTGAACAAGAAATTAAAGATGAGAGTCAAGGAGACAGTAGAGAAACACAAAAATCCATAGATCAACTGCTGGGACTTTCCCATAGTATGTTCAAACATATTATGGCATTGAACACATACACTGAACCATTTCTAGCCATGACTCCTACAGAACAGAAAGATATCATCGAACAATTGTTGGGTATCACTCTGCTGAGTGAAAAAGCAGAATTTTTAAAAGAAAAGATGCGCATGACACGTGACGACATGACTATGGAAACTGCTAGATTGGAAGGCATCAAAATGAGCAATCTTAAAATAGAGCAAACCATACAATCATTGAAGAACAAAGAAAATGCATGGGACACACAAAAAACACTGGACGTGAACAAATTACAAGCATCAATTACAGCATTAGAATCATTGGACATAGAAAAAGAATTAATTCAACATCAACTGCTGGAGTCCTGGACGAAAACCGACACAGAATACAAGCAATTGATCAGGTCAGCCACCAACTTTGAACAGTCATTGTCACAAGCTGATAAGAATGTGCAAAAGCTGGGCAAGGATTTGGATCACTTTCAAGAGCATGCTTCTTGCTATGCTTGCGGACAGGAGTTGCCTCAAACACAGATGTTGCAAATGCAAAGAAAATTGGAAGAAGAATATGCAGATGCCATGAGCTATGCCATTGATTTGGAGCGAGATCTAGCAGCAATAAAGGAGGCATTGCAGGAAATAGGAACTCAAACTGCTCAACCAGTCACCTTCTATCCTAGCGTCAAACAGGCCTATGACCATAGACAATTTCTCGAAAACTACAAAAACACATTGAACAACAAACAAAATGACACAAATCCATACACTGATCAAATAAAAGATCTCAGTGAACAAGCACTGCAACCATTGGATTGGAATCTGTTAAACAATCTTCAAATACTGAAAGATCATCAAGAATTTTTGTACAAGTTGCTGACCAACAAAGACAGTTTTATAAGAAAAAAAATTATAGATCAAAATTTAACTTTCCTAAACAACAGACTCACACACTATCTGGTGTCTTTGGGACTGCCACACAATGTGGTGTTCAAAAACGATCTCACAGTGCAGATCACTCTGTTGGGTCAGGATTTGGATTTTGACAATCTCAGCAGAGGTGAACGCAATAGGTTAATTTTAGGATTGAGTTTTGCGTTTAGAGATGTGTGGGAAAGTTTGTATCAAGAAATCAATCTGCTGTTCATAGATGAATTGATAGATTCAGGATTGGACACAGCCGGAGTAGAAAGTGCACTGGCAATTTTGAAAAAAATGAGCAGAGAAAGATCTCGCAGCATCTATTTGATCAGCCATAAGGATGAACTGATAGGCAGGGTCAACAATGTGCTGAAAGTGATCAAAGAAAACAGTTTCACCACATATGGCACATCTGTGGAATATCATGAAGCATAGGAGCACACATGGACGACACACATGATTTATTGACCAAGGCCTACATGAACTATTTCAAATACAATGAAAAGTTTGCCAAAAGGCCCAGTCGCCAAACCAAAATACAGTCACGCAAATGGCTGAGCGAAATTAGAAAACTCAGTCGCACACGCCGAGCAGAGATAGCCAAAGAATACCTGCAGCACAAGCAGAAGGCCGGCAGTTAGACGGCGCAGCCGCCGCACGGCGCACTGCAGTTTGTTCGAAGAACAAAGTTTCTGCAAAAAATTTTTTTGGCTTCAAGTACCAAAATATATCGCAAATCAAAAATTCACACAGATTCAGCTGCACACATTAACTACAAACATGCCATGGCTGTATGAAGGAAAAGAGATTGACACACTGCCAGAAGACTGTGTGGGCTTTGTGTACATCATCACCAATCTGCAGTCAGGTCGCCAATATGTGGGCAAAAAATTATCCAAATTCAAGAAAACACGCCCACCGCTCAAGGGCAAGATAAACAAGCGCAGAAGCCTGGTGGAGAGTGATTGGAGAGACTATTGGGGCTCCAATGAATATCTCATACAGGATGTACAGCAACAGGGTGCCACACAGTTTCGCAGAGAAATACTGCACCTGTGTCGCAGCAGAGGCGTGATGGGCTATCTAGAGGCACGTGAACAATTTGAACGCAAAGTTTTGGAATCAGATCAATACTACAACGGCATCATCAACGTGAGAGTGGGTGGATCCCAGCTGTTGAGACAGGAACTCAAAAGGCACACAAGGCGCACATAGCAACCATGTTGATCCACACGGATCCAGGAACTACGTCTGAGAAGGAAGGTGAATCCTGAGTTGCAGGTCCCAAGGACCTTAAACAAGGCCAAATGATGGTGCTCTGCAGAAAAAGATGCAACACCAGCACTGACCAGTCGCTGGAACGGCTGAATCTGTGCTCCGTAGCTGATAGAAGTCAGTGGAGAGAGGTATAGGGCTACCGCCTCTGTGCAAACCACTGTTCCAGATGGCAAGCTCATCTCGCATGATGCCACTTCTCCCGCAAGGGAGAAGTATGGTTGGGCTATCTGCATGATGGCAGTTACTTCGTAACTAAACAACGGAGGTGAGCACAGCGAACATCTGGCTGAACGTGTTCAGCCACTCACACTTAGAAATCTGAAAAAATAAAATAAGTCATGCACACAATCAGCAGCACCATCACAATCATTATCCAAGGGTCCATCTAAGCCTCCTCCACATTGGGATCAAATTCGCTCACAATCTGCCACAGGGTTCTGTTCGGCACACAGTGTGCTGTGTGACGCAGATGTGTGTTGGGCCATGATCTTTTCTGCAGTGCTGTGAGCACTGTGTTGCTGTACACATACATTTCGCTGGGGTCCTGCAAAAAAATTTGCGCTATCGCGCTTTCGTTGAGATAACTGCGATAGGTGTGCACGCTGTGCACTCCTTCATGCACAGAAAAATCTCTATGACTCTTGTCACCACGCAGCCACACACAGGGAGTGATTTGATCCTTCACCATTGTCACTAGATTGGCACTGGCATATTCTGTCACATCTTGAAAACCCATGCTGCGCAATTGCTGCGCAGTGTGGTTGCCCACACAGAACACTCTGTGTGCCAACAGCGGCTGCAGGTCATGCTGATAGTGTTGCATGGCTTTGATGTGAGTGAGCAAAATATTTTGTGGAACGATGGGTTCATGTTCCACTACTCGTGTCAACAGCGCAGGCACCCACACATGATCTATGGGCAAATGTCTGGGCTGTCGCAGCTGGGTGTGCATCACAGTGTATTTGTTTTGCAACATACGTGGATTTATTTAATCACTGCTGAACTTCATTAACAGGCAATATTTGATAAACCTGCTTTTAAAAGAATGGCAAGCCGGTTTTTTTGGTGGTTTCTAAATTTTCTTTCACCAGTTTGGCAATCAGATCACGATCCTCCACACTGAGTTGAAAAGCATCATCCAATGTGAGACTGCCTCTCATGAACCAACACAATTTGATTAATTCTGTTTTGAGTGCCCGCTGATCACCCTCCATTTTTTGAATCTCTTCCATTGCATCCGGCAGAGATTTAGTCAGCAGGACTACGCGAAAAAATTTGATTGATCAAAAGTCACAGGCACTTCAAAGGAAACCGGAGCGCCTGCCTTGATATCTTCAGCAGTGCTGTTGATTTTCAGTGGTTTGATACTGAATTTGTCTCTTTGACTCTGCACATGTGTCAGTATGGCCTTGTAGAAGTCTTTTTCTGTTTTTTCTAGAAATTCAAATATGTATTTGTATTCAGATACTGTGGAATCATCCACTGTGATGGACACCACACTGTTGGCCACCAGCTGTATGGTTAACTCAGTCAATTTTTTAATGCTGGCTTGAAACATTTCCACTTTTTGTTGATCTTCCAACTTGTTGTCATTGATCACATTAAAGATACGTTGTTCTTCAAAAGTGCGTATGGAACTTTCAGACAACTGTCTATAATTGATGGGAGATATTTTCACTGTGAAATTTTTGTATTCAAATGTGTCATCATAGTCTGCAGTAGAAATATCTGCCAACAGTGTGCGTATGTCAAGAGTGAAATCTTTTTGAATGTTGGTGTTTGGATAGTTGATTTTCACATCCAGTTTGTCGCCATAGGTTGCCATGCGTATGGCCAACAATATTGCATCCAAGTCCAGCACTGGCATGCTCCATGTGCTTTTAATTGCGGGCACACAGCTTTGAATCACATCCACTGTGGCTTGACCATTCATCAGTGCATCTGGAGTTTTGAACAGCAATTCATCTTTGGCTGTCATGGGGTAAATGGCCACTTCGCCATTCTCTGGCAGCTCCAATGATCCTGGTGGCCAGAATCTGCCTCTGCTGGGCAGTTTTAGATAGCTTTTGGGTTGACGGAAATATTTTTGTAATGGATTTCCCTGCTTGTTGTTGACTTTATCTACCATGTTATACTCCGAATAAATAATTTAAATTGTGCATTATTGCATTATATGTGTGTATTTATGGATATAATTAACTGGGTATTTAATTAATGGCGGAAGATCAAGAACTGCAGCGGCAGATTGAAGAACTCACCAAAGAGATCAAAAATCTCGGCAGTGAGAAAGGCACTTTTGAAAAATTAAGAAAACAAAGTGACGCAGCATCACAGAATCTAAAACAATTTGGCACTAATTTGCTGAAAGGCTCAGTCAACCTCAGTGACTATTCCAGCATACTATTCAATGCAATAGGCAGCATCGGTCCAAAATTTGCTGTGGCAGCAGCAGTGCTGGGAGCCATGACCGTGGCAGTGGAAAGACAAGTGGAAGTTTTTAGACAGCTCAGCACAGTGGGTGCAGATTTTGGTGATTCGCTGTTTGACTCTAGATTGGCCGCGGCCACAGCTGGCATATCTCTGGAAACATTCACCACTGCGGTGGTAGAAAATTCTCGCTCACTTGCGCTATTGGGCGGCAGTGCCAGCACAGGAGCTAAAAGATTTGCACAGATCAGTGGCAGAATACAAAAAGATTTTGGACCACAATTGAGCAGACTGGGTTTGACCATGGAAGAAACCACTGACGGTGTGGCCAGTTATCTTGAAATTCAAACACAGTTGGGCAATGCACAAAAAATGAGCAATGACGAGTTGGTTGCAGGTGCTGGCGAGTTTCTATTGGAATTGGATTTGTTGGCCAGAGTCACAGGGCTCAGCAGAAAACAACTGATGGAGCAGATGCAACAACAGCAACAAGATGCTAGAATCAAAGCACTGTTGATGAGCATGGATGAAAAAACTAGAAAAAATACACAAAGTATCCTGGCTGCCATGGGAGACGCTCCACCAGAATTGAAGCAGGCTGTGCAGGAAATGATAGCCACAGGCGGCACACCTTTCAGCAAAGCAGGCAAAATGATAGCGATGGCAGCACCAGAAATGGCAGATGCCTTAGGTAGGTTGGGACAAGGTGGAGCAAGTGTGGAAGAAGTGTTTGCTGCCATGCGTGCCAGCAGTGGTGGCATAGGAGACATGTCGAGAAGTCTTGCTATAGCAGGATTTGCCACTGGTGATGCATCATATGCTGCAGCAGCTCAGTTGCAATCATTGGCTAAAATTGGTTTGGACTATGGACAATCTCAAGTGGATCAACAAAAAGCAATGGAAAGCGGTGGCAAAGCAGTAGCCGACTTTCAGAGAACCATGCAGCAGTTGGTCAACCTGATTGCAGTGGTGTTGAACCCAGTGATAAAAATATTCAGTACGTTGTTGGGATTAATCACAGTGGGACTTGGACAATTAATTTCATTTTTTGACGGCTTGTTTGGAAAAGGTATCATGAGTGACCTAGCCACTATGGGAGCGGTGTTGGGTGGCGTCATACTTGGTTTGGTTGGCGTCGTAGCTGGCTTCAAAGGGCTCACAGCGGTCATGGCAGCGTTTGCAAAAAGCGCAATGGGTAAAATAGTCGCGGAGAAGTCAGGACGAGCTGCAACTGGCCTCAAATCATTCTTAGGCATGGGGCAAAAAGCTCCAGCTGGTCCGTCGGGGGGCGCCTCTACACAATTGACCAACGCTATTGGTCCTAAAACCGGTGGAGTGATGGAGGGTTTTGCAACAGGACTAAAGGCATTTAATTTTGCTACGGTAAAAGGGGCTGCCTTTTTTGCGGCAGCGTTAGGTATAATTGGCGTAGGAGTTGGATTATTCATTGCCGCTGTGGGTGGAGGACTACATGTCTTTGTAAAGCAGTTAGAAGCAATTCAAGCCCTAGACAGCGACAAACTCAAAGAAGTTGCTTCAGGTGCCACAGCAATTGCTGGTGCTATTGGCAGTATGGGTGCGGCACCCTTGATGGGCGCTCTGAAAGCTGGAGTATTTGCCAAGAATATTAATTCGGCATTGGAATCTATTGACAAAACCAAAATAGACACATATACTACATCATTAAACAATCTATCAAAGTCTATTGAGAATGTTCAATCAGGCCTTGGTCAAACAATGACAGCAGGACAGAATCAATCCAATAACACGATGGAGAAGTTAAATATTACTATGCAAGAGATATTGGATGTGTTGCGATCCGGAGCAAGATATCAAAAACAAACAGCGGAAAACACAGCAGAGGGATAATGAGTTGGAAAAGATA